CTTTAACTAGTTCAATTATTTCAATGTTTTTAGGTGTCAATGCCGTATTAGGATATCCTAATATGGTAAATAAAAAGAAGTAAGTAGGTAATAATTTAGTTAGAATACGCAAGACCACCCATACCACTGAGGATACGGAGGACATTGTAGGAGTGAGCGTAGATATTGACCTCACCTGTTCCTTGTGAAATATCAGATATCTTAAGTTGCGCAGTATCAATGCGAGACATATTAAGAGTTCCCGATGGTTGATGTTCTTCCGGTTTTAATGCGAAAGAATATACATTGATATTACAACTGCTATCTGGGATATTAGTATGATGTTGGTATGGTTGAACGTGAGTAAAATATTTAGTATCACGTTCAGCAAAGCGATCATTACCGTTAAGCATAAGCTTAGTGTTTCCTAATTTAGCTCTATTTGTCTCTTGCCATATTAATTCTTTAACGGGATGGTTGAAAGATAATTTGGCAGAGAGATTAGAGCTATTGATTGTTTCACCTCCAGTGAATTGCACTTGTTCTATAAGGTATTCGTGAGATAATTGAGCAAAACGACGACGTTCATCAGTATCTAAGAAGATATAATCAGCCCATAAAGTGGCATCTCCAAACTCTGTGCTACTAAATTCAATATTGATTTTAACTTCGTGATATTGTAAAGCAATAAGTGGTAATGCTAAACCAATATTACGGCAGAACCAGAATTCAAGAGGAACATATGCTTTGGTGTCCAAATTACACTCTGCTTTTATCATTACATTATAACCTGTTTCTTTTCCTGCAGGTAAAGTAAGTTCATTCCAGATTTCCATCCAATCACCATATTGACGATCAATTAATTGACCACCAATTTCTACTTCTACTTTGCTGATACATTTACGAGCATCATCTAAATCACCAGCTGAAGAATGTGTAAATACAACATATAATTTATGAACTAAATCACCATTACGGGAGATTTGACAAGTTACACGTTTTCCAGCTCCGGGGGTTCCGTTAAAGGTTTGTTGAATAGACTCAATAGAGAAGTTAGTATGACGACGATAAACTACTTTAAAGAAAGTAATCTGAGGGTTGCCGGTAAGATAGACATCTTGGGCACCATAAGCTACAAGTTGAAGAAGACCTCCACCCATTTTTAATATAAGCTAAGAAAATAATTTTAGATTTATATTATAAATAAAAATAATTTTAGGTTTAAGTTTAAGTTTAAGTTTAAGTTTAAGTTTAGTTAGAATACGCAAGACCACCCATACCACTGAGGATACGGAGAACGTTATAGGAATGAGCGTAGATTTTGACATCTCCTGCAGCTTCTGTATCAAATGTAAGTTTAAGTTGTGCAGTATCGATACGAGACATATTAAGAGTTCCTGATGGTTGATGTTCTTCGGGTTTTAATCCGAAAGAATATACATTGATCCATTGAGCTTGTGCTGGGATATTGGTATGATGTTGATAGGGTTGAACGTGAGTAAAATACATAGCATCGCGTTCAGCAAAACGATCATTACCGTTAAGCATAAGTTTTGCTTTACCAGCTGATTTATAAGCTGGTCCAGCTTTTCGTCGCCATATAAGTTCTTTAACCGGATGATTAAATGAAAGTTTGGCACTAAGAGCAGTATCAGTAGCAGTTAAACTTTCACCACCTGTGAATTGCACTTGTTCAATTAGATATTCGTGAGATAATTGAGCAAAACGACGACGTTCATCAGTATCTAAGAAGATGTAATCAGCCCATAAGGTGGCATCAGAGAAACTAGGAGAACTTTCAAACTCAATGTTAATTTTAACTTCGTGATATTGTAAAGCAATTAGTGGTAATGCTAAACCAATATTACGGCAGAACCAGAATTCAAGAGGAACATATGCTTTATTATCCCCTGTAGATGTTCCATTAATCATTTGACCGTATCCTGTTTCCTTTCCTTTTGATAAAGTAAGTTCATTCCAGATTGTCATCCAATCGCCATACTGACGATCAATTAATTGACCACCAATTTCTACTTCTACTTTTTTAATGCATTTACGAGCATCAGGTTCTGTAATAACTGAATCAAAAACTACATATAGTTTATGAACTAAATCACCATTACGGGAGATTTGACAGGTTACACGGTTGCCTGCTTGAGCATTTCCGTTAAAGGTTTGTTGTATAGATTCAATAGAGAAGTTAGTATGACGACGATAAACTACTTTGAAGAAAGTGATCTGAGGGTTGCCAGTAAGATAGACATCTTGAGCACCATAAGCTACAAGTTGAAGAAGACCTCCCCCCATTTTGTATTTATTATTAATACAGAAAAAAAATAATTTGTTAATATATTTAGTTAGAGTAAGCAAGACCACCCATTCCACTAAGAATACGAAGCACATTGTAATTCACAGCATACATATTGAGAGTTCCTTCAGCTACATCTTTAGTTCCAACAATAGCAGTTGCTGTATCAATACGAGACATATTAAGAGTTCCAGATGGTTGATGTTCTTCTGGTTTTAATGCAAAAGAATATACGTGAATATTTTCTCCATGAGGAATATTTTCGTGGTGTTGATAAGGTTGAACGTGTGTGAAATATTTGGCATCACGCTTAGCAAAACGATCATTACCGTTAAGTTGAAGTTGGAAATCAGTTGTTGGTAAATTACTGAAACTGTCAGCAGTGCTATGTTTATTAATCCATACTAATTCTTTAACAGGGTGATTAAATGAAAGTTTGGATTTTGTTGTTACCGCACCGGTGGTGCTACTAGCAATTGATTCACCACCAGTAAATTGAACTTGTTCAATAAGATATTCGTGGGATAATTGAGCAAAACGACGACGTTCGTCAGTATCTAAGAAGATATAGTCAGCCCATAATTCTACATTTGTAACACTAGCACCATTTCCTCCAAGTGCATTTTCTGAACCTAATGTAAGATTGATTTTAACTTCGTGATATTGTAAAGCAATTAGCGGTAATGCTAAACCAATATTACGGCAGAACCAAAACTCAAGAGGAACATATATGGTTGCCCCACTAGCACCAGTACCAGTACTAGCAATCATTCTTTTAAAACCTTCTTGTTTACCTGTAGGTAAAGTAAGTTCATTCCAGATATACATCCATTCACCATATTGACGATCAATCATTTGACCACCAATTTCAACTTCTACTTGTTCAATAAGTTTATGTCCAACATCTTTGGCATCACCTATTGCTGTTACAGTAGCTTGTAAGTATAACTTATGAACTAAATCACCATTACGGGAGATTTGGCAAGTTACACGTTGTCCTAAGGTAGCATTTCCGTTAAAGGTTTGTTGTATAGACTCAATAGAGAAGTTAGTATGACGACGATAAACTACTTTGAAGAAAGTGATCTGAGGGTTGCCGGTAAGATAGACATCTTGGGCACCATAAGCTACAAGTTGAAGTAGACCTCCACCCATTTTATTCTTAGTTAAGATAAAAAATAATGTTTAAAATTACAGAATATTTTTCATTTTATGTTTTGTTATGGTATTTTTTATATATCTTAAATATTATACCTTTAAATCCTGTTATTACATTTTATTTAATTTTATCATTTGTATGTTGGATGTTATGTTATATGATTTATCTTAACATATCTACAAAAAAAATATTATTCTTCATTGTTTTTGGAATTATTTTAGTTAAAGTTTTACCAATTTTAACATTAAAGCATGAATTTAATACAACAGATCTTTCATTTGGATTATCTATGTTTATAATATATCATATCATATTGTATTATACAAAAGGTATTGAACCTATTCAATTCTATATGAACTTTATTAAATATTTTAAAGATATTCCAGATAATTTAGAATATATGTTTAACGATTTAGTTATTAAACAAATAATATAAATACAATAGTTTAATTAGAATAAGCTAAACCACCCATACCACTTAAAATACGTAAGACATTATAATTAACACCCCATACCCTTATTGTTCCTGATTTTTTAGGTTTTACTACTAATTTAGCCGTATCAATTCTTGACATATTTAATGTCCCCGATGGTTGATGTTCTTCAGGTTTTAACGCAAATGAATATACATTTATACCAGCATTAGTTGGAATATTTGTGTGAT